AGAAGCAGTTTTACAAAAAATGGATAAAATAAGGAAAGAATAACTATGTATGATGAAATGAATGGACTACAAGTACTATGGTACTTATTAACAAATTGGGAAGAAGGAAAGGGTCTTTGGTTGATAATTGGATTTGCAATGATTGTCTTATGTTTTTCAATATGGGCAGATAAACATTTTGATAATGACGGATACAAACCTAAACCAAATGAATATGATTATTGGATATGACAGATAATAACGATAAATTTAATCCACATTTTTTAAATCACCGTAAACATAAAGAGTTTATGCAACCTGTTGAAGACGAACAAAGGGGTGGTAATTTAAATTTTGGTCCTTATGTGGCAATGTATTATGTTCATCAAGAGTTATTAGAAGGACTTACTGAAAGAGGACAAAAACTAATACCAGGTTCAGTCAATGAAAACTTAGCAGGGATAATAGAAGACCAACGAGGTTTTGGTTTAGAAGATAAAAAATGGTTTATAAAAGAGTTTCAACGATACATTAATGATTACGTTAAAGCGTCAGCGAACTATATTGGACAACCTTTTACAGAAGACCGATTTTCAACAAAATTTACACTTATGAACTTATGGATTAATTATATGAAAGAGAACGAAGCTAATCCTGAACATACACACGATGGAATGTTATCTTGGGTTATCTTTTTAAATACGCCAGACTTAACAGAAGAAAGAAAAAATTATAAAGGCAAGAGTTTTGGTCCAGGTGGTGTTACGTTTCATTATGGTGAACAAGCTAATCCAACTTGGGCAGAACACTCATATGGTTATAATCCTCAAATGGGTGGTATGTGGATATTTCCAGCACAATTAAGACATCAAGTAATTCCTTTTAAAACAAAAGGAACAAGAATAAGTGTATCAGGCAATTTATACTTTAATCATCCTAAAGCTGAATCAAAGACACTTGAAGAAGTAAAATTAAAAAAAGAAGAAAGTAGCTTTGCTTCAAGAATAGCCGCTGAAATAAAGTAATGAAACAAGAAGCGTTGCAATGGTTTATGGAGTTGCAAAAGTTAATTTGTCAGACTATTGAAGAGTTAGAAACTAAAGCAAAATTTAAAGATAACAAATGGAAATTTGGTAACTTTAAAACAATTAAAGGTGATGTGATTGAAAAGGGAGGTGTCACCTTTAGTAATGTTGTAGGTAAGTTTCCAAAAGACTTTGCAAAAGAAATCCCTGGTACAAAACATAGTAGAAACTTCTGGTCAACAGGAGTATCAGTAGTATTACATCCAAAGAATCCTAAAGTACCTGCAATACATTTTAATACAAGATATATTGAAACAGAAAAAAGTTGGTTTGGTGGTGGTACAGATATGACACCGTGTTTGAAAGATGATGTAGAAAGAAATTTATGGCATTACAGATTAAAACAATTATGTGATAGACATAATAAACTTTATTACAAAACATATAAGAAATGGTGTGATGAGTATTTTTATTTACCCCATAGAGAAGAAACAAGAGGTGTAGGTGGTATCTTCTTTGATTACAAATATGGTAAGAAACATTTTGAATTTGTTAAAGATGTTGGTAGAACCTTTTGTCAATTACTTAAAGAGATTATAACACCAAAGATGAATTTAAAATATACGAAGCAAGATAAATACACACAACTATTAAAACGTGGACGATACGTTGAATTTAATTTAATGTATGATAGAGGAACAAAGTTTGGATTGAGAAGTGGAGGAAATCCTGAAGCAATATTAATGTCTATGCCACCAGGTGCGATATGGGAAGAATAATATAATGAGATTAATACAACCGATATTCGCCAGTAATACTACAAGAGAAACTGGACTAGGAGAAGATAATAAAATCTTTAATGCAAAAGAAGTTAAAGAACGTGTTAAGAAAGATATTGATTTAGGAGTAAAAGAATTTCTTTTATTTTACATACCTGAATTAAAGTTATTTAACTTTGAGGAAGTTTGTTTAACTGCCGCTAGTCTTTCAACGTTACCTATAAAATTAAATGTTGATGTATGTTTATGTTCTTACACGCAAGACGGACATTGTTGTGTAACAGGAGACCAAGAAAAAACAGATGACCTATTACTACAATCAGCCGTAGAGATTTACACAGCGTCAGGTGCTACAGTAGCGCCAAGTGATTGTCAAGACAATACAGTTAAGAATATTAAATCAATTAATAATGGTCAGATACCTGTAATGAGTTATAGTACAAAATTTCGTTCAACATTTTATAGAGGTTGGCGTGATGTAATGAAGATACCAAAAGGTATTCATAGACCCTATCAATTAGATGTTAGCGATAGACATAAGGCAATTGCAAGGTCTATAAAATATTCAGATGATGGCGCAGATGAATTAATGGTAAAACCTGGTATGACAAGTTTAGACTTAATTGAACCAATAAGAAATATTACAAAGAAACCTGTAGGTGTATATCAAACATCTGGAGAATGGTTAGGTATTGGTGCGCCTGGTAGTTTAGAAGAAACATATCACATATTCAAAAGAGCAGGTGCTTGTTATATGATAACTTATGGTGCAAGACGATTATGCCGACATCACTTATAATAGGATCAAGAGGAAGTAAATTAGCACGTATCTATGCTGAAAAAGCTAAAGCAGTATTAAACAAAGAAGTCATTATCAAAGAAATTGAAACCAAGGGCGACCAACTTAAAGATGTAAGACTTTCTGAAGCTGGAGGTAAAGGACTATTTTCTAAAAAGATTGAAGAAGAATTATTAAGTAAAAAAATAGATATAGCCGTCCACGCATTAAAAGATATGCCAACGGAAGAAACAGAAGGTTTATTAACAAACTGTTTTTTAGAAAGAAACGATCCAAGAGAAATTTTAATTAGTAGAGATAATAAACACTTAAAAGATTTAGCTCCAAATTCAATTATAGGTACTTCTTCATTTAGAAGAGAATTCCAATTAAAAAGAATAAGAGAAGACCTTAATTATAAGTTAATAAGAGGAAACGTTGATACACGAATTAAAAAACTAAATGATGGTTTATTTGACGCTATAATTTTGTCTTATGCAGGAATTCAATCATTAGGTTTAGAGAACAAGATTTCTCAAACGTTTTCTACTAGTGAAATGATACCTTGTGCTGGTCAAGGAGTTATTGCTTTACAATGTAGAGATAATGATGAAGAGATAATTGAGTTATTAGAAAGTGTTAATCATACAGAAACACACAATTGTGTTAAGGCAGAAAGGAACGTGCTTAAGATTATAGAAGGAGATTGTGATACAGCGGTAGGTGTATTTGCAAATATTGATGGTAATACGATAAATCTTGAAGCAGAACTATTTTCACCAGATGGTAAAGATAGATTCTATTCAAAATCATCTAAAACTATTGATAAAGCAGATGAGCTAGGATTAGAGATAGGCTATTTATTAAAATCTAGTAATTAGTCTTGTTCAGAATACAACGTTTGCGAGTATAATGCTAAAATAAACATAGCAATTCCTAACAATGACAAAGTACCACATAAAAACCAATTATCGTTCATAGGAATTCCGTTATAACCGCCGTCAATTGCGCCGACAGCGCCGATTAGACAGAAAGTTCCTCCTATTGATAAAATAATTGTTAAATATTCAAGTATTTTTTTCATAATGTTCTCCTTTTCAACTTATACGTTAAATATACACTAAAAATTTAGGAAAGTCAAGGGAAAAATTTAAAAAAAATGAGAAAAATCAAGGTTTTTTTAGTTATGTGTTCGCTTTTTGTTCTAGTTTCTTGTGGAAACGTTCATAATTGCAGATTTTCCTATGATATAGACAAATTTCCGAATCGGGAAGCAATTTATCTTTGTAATTTTTAGTATAAATACTATATTATGACTTATTGCAACAATTGTGGGAGAGAATCCCATTGCGGAAAGCCAAAGTACGAAATGATGGAAGCAAGAAAATTGGAAATCTGTAAATATTGTAGATGTGATGATAAAAAATGTAGTGCGAAAAGGAATAAACAGAATGTCAAAAGAAAAAAAGTTTAAATTTACAGATAATAAAGAAATAAATCAAGAAATATCTGCTACGAGTTGGAAAAAGGCAGTTAAATCTTTCCAAAATAAAGTAAAAACGCCATTAATCTTTATTGAGTGGATAAGTAAGAAAGGTCAAGAGATGACCAAGTGGCAAAAACTACCTATTGGTAGAAAAGACAAGTTAGGAAAGTAAATTATGAGTAATATTGATACGTTAGTAGAACAATTGGGAAAATTAACAGTTATTGAAGCGGGTGAATTAGCAAAAAAACTTGAAAAGACTTGGGGTTTAGATTTAAATGCTATAATGAGTACACCAGCGGCAGTAGTAGAAGAAAAAGAAGAGTCTTTATTCAAAATTACACTAACAGGTTTTGATCCTGATAAAAAAATTAGTGTAATTAAAGCAATTAGAGCATTTAAAGATATGGGATTACTAGAAGCAAAGAATTTTGTTGAAGGAGTCCCTTCTGTAATTGCAGAAGACCAACAAAAAGAAGAAGTAGATAAAATAAAAGCAGACATTGAGTCTGCTGGAGGAAAAATAGAGGTAAAATGATAGAACCAATAGACACGAAAAAAGTAAAAGAATGGTTTACTAAAAGTTCAGTACCTAATTGGGTATTAATAGTTATAGTAGCCATTTGGATATTAGCATAAAGTAATGCCAAAAATTTGTAGGGATACAATAGATTTAGGTACAACAGGACATCCTTGTACAGCAGTTATAGGAGTTAAAGCAACACAATTTACAGTTAAAGCAAATGGTATACCAATTGTTAGACTTAATGATCCTGCTTTACCACATACGTGGCTTGTAGGTATTTATTGTGTCCCACACGGTGGAGCTAAAGTTAATATGGCGTCAACAACAGTTCGTGCTGAAGGTAAGGGTGTAGCAAGAATTGGAGATTCTTTTGATTTTGGAGCAATGTATCAAGGTTCATCTAACGTAAGAGCGGGATAAACTGTATAAATATATACAGTATGGGACAACAAAATCAGAAATTTAAATCAGATTATACTAGTGAGGTAAAAAGCTCTAGTACGAGGCAATCTAGGAAGTTTAAAGATATAGATTTAAATTTTACTAGGCATCCAATTACCAACGATATTGGTACACTTGAGGATGCTAATGCTATAAAGAGGTCTGTAAGAAATTTGATATTAACAAATTACTATGAGAGACCTTTTCATCCAGAATTGGGGTGTGGTGTAAGACAACTTCTTTTTGAAAATTATACACCAATGACTTCTATATTTTTAAAAAGAAAAATAGAAGAAGTTTTACAAAATCACGAACCAAGAATAAGTATAACATCTATCGTTATTAATGATAATAATTTTGTAACTAACAGTCCATTTGGTGATGATGTTGATAGTAATAGATTAGTAGTTGAAATACATTTTTATATTATTGGAGTGCCAGGTCCACAATCAATGTCGGTAGAATTACAAAGGTTAAGATAATAAATGTCGCAACATAAATTAAATGTATCAGAATTAGATTTTGATAAAATTAAAGTAAATTTAAAAACTTTTTTACAAAGTCAAACACAATTTCAAGATTTTGATTTTGAAGGTTCTGGTTTATCTATTCTAATAGATTTACTATCTTACAACACTCACTATTTGTCATATATTGCTAATATGTCAACTAATGAAATGTATTTGGATAGTGCTGATATTAGAAATAATATTGTATCAATTGCGAAGATGTTAGGTTATACTCCATCATCTCCGAGAGCACCAAGAGCGTCTATTGATATTCTTGTTAATGGCGCAATAGGTTCCTCAGTTACAATGCAGAAGGGAACAGTTTTCACAACTACAGTTGATAAAATAGATTATCAATATACAACTAATTCAGATATAACAATTGCACCAGTAAATGGAGTTTATACATTTGAAAATGTAACTCTTTATGAAGGAACATTGGTTACATTTAAATATACAGCTGACGCAACTGATAGTGACCAAAGATTTTTGATACCATCTATTAGTGCAGATACTTCAACTTTAAAAGTTACAGTTCAAAATAGTAATACAGATACAACACAAAGTGTTTTTACTTTAGCTGGTGGTTATAATAATGTATCAAGTTCTTCAAAAGTTTATTTTATACAAGAGAGTCAAGATGGTCAGTTTGAAATTTATTTTGGTGATGGTGTAACAGGTAAGAAATTAGATGATGGTAATATAATTATTTTAGAATATATTGTTACCAATCAAGAAGAATCAAACGGTGCTTCAAAATTTAATTTATCAGGAAACATTGGTGGTTATACAGACGTAACTATAACAACTGATTCAAATTCACAAGGTGGTTCAGTTTCAGAATCAAATCAATCAATAAAATTTAATGCACCATTAAATTATGCCGCTCAAGATAGAGCAGTTACAGCAACTGACTATGAAACAATAGTTAAATCAATTTATCCAAATGCATTATCAGTAAGTGCGTGGGGTGGTGAAGATGACGAAACTCCAACTTACGGTGTTGTAAATATTTCTATTAAAGCAAAATCAGGAACAGTATTATCAGATACATCAAAAGCAGATATAGTAACTCAATTAAAACCTTATAACGTTGCTTCAGTAAGACCAATTATAAAAGATCCAGAAACAACTTCTGTATTAATTACTTCAAATGTTAAGTATGACGCAAAGGCAACAGCAAAAACTTCTGATACTATAAAGGCAGATGTTATTGATACATTAATAAATTATAATTTAGAAAACTTACAAAAGTTTGATTCAGTATTCAGATATTCAAAGGTAACAGGTTTGATTGATGGTACAGACGATAGTATTTTATCAAACATAACAACTGTTAAAATAAGAAAAGTTTTCCAACCGATACTTTTAACATCTTCAAAATATAATATCTATTTTAGAAATGCATTATATAATCCACACTCTGGACATATGGCAAGTACAGGTGGAATATTAAGTTCATCTGGATTTAAAATTGATGGTAATGATAACGAATGCTTTTTTGATGATGACGGCGCAGGTAATGTTCGTTTATATTATGTAGCAAGTGGAGTAAAATCTTATTTAAATTCAACACAAGGAACAATTGATTATAGCACAGGTGCAATAACACTTAATTCATTAAACATTGCTAGTATATCAAATATTAGAGGCACAACTTCAACAGTAGTTGAATTAACAGTAACACCAAGTTCTAATGATGTTGTTCCAGTTAGAGACCAAATTGTTGAAATGGATATTGCAAATTCAACTATAACGGTTACTGCCGATAGTTTTGTAGGAGGAAGTGCTGAGGCAGGTGTGGGATACACAACTACTTCCAGTTATTAATGACAAATGGCAAAATTTAATGATAAGATTTCTACAATACTTTCTGGTCAACTACCTGAATTCGTAGTTAGTGAACATCCAAAGTTTGCTGAATTTCTTAAAGTCTATTACCAATTACTAGAGTCCGCTGAGTTATCAGTAACTTCTGTTAAATCTACAGAAGGTATCTTATTAGAAACAGAAACAGACCAAGCAAATAATTTAGTTTTAAATGCAAGTTCTTTAGGTAGTACAAGAACATTACTTGACGCAGGTGATAAAGTTATTTTTGAAACTTATTCTGGTACTGAATATGGAAAATTTACTCGTGGAGAAAATATAACAGGACAAACTTCTGGTGCAACTGCTGTTGTATTAACAGAAGATTTAGATACTGGACGTTTATTCATATCTGCTCAAGATAAATTTATAAAAGGTGAAATAGTTGTAGGTGGTAGTTCAAATGCATATGCAACAATAGATAATTATAAACCAAATCCAGTAAATAATATTGCTGACCTAGTTAACTTTAGAGATCCAGATAATGTAATTAGTAATTTCTTATCAAATTTTAGGGATGAGTTTCTTGCAACATTACCAGATACATTAGCAAATCAAGTTGACAAAAGAAGTCTTATAAAAAATGTTAAATCACTTTATCGTTCAAAAGGAACGAATAGAGGACACGAAATATTTTTTAGAATATTATTCAATGAAGAATCACAAACCTTTTATCCAAGAGAACAAATATTAAGAATATCAGATGGTAAGTATGATACATTAAAAGTTTTAAGAGCTATTGCTGATATTGGTAATACAGCACAATTAGTTGGAAGAACAATTACAGGTGCAGATAGTGGTGCCTATGCAGTTGTTGAAAATGTTACCAATTTTCAAATAGGTGCAGATACAGTTACAGAATTTATTTTAAATAGTGATTCTATTCAAGGCACATTTCAAATTGGAGAACAAATACAAGGTTCTGCTTCTGATACAGATGATTGGTATATTAAAGCAACTATAACTGGTATTCCAGGAACAAAATCACTTACAAATGATGGTGCATTAAATGAAACTACTGATACAATTAAAGTTATTGCAGGTGGTATAGGTGCTATATTTAATATTGATGAAGTTGGTTCTGGTGGAATTACAGATATTGTAATTAATAATAAAGGAATAAATTATGAAGTCGGTGATAAATTAGTATTTGATAATACTGGAACAAACGGAAGGGATGCTGCTGGATTTGTAAGAGTTATTAATGGTGGTATTGCAGGTGAAGATTCTGACCAAATAGTTTTAGAAGATGGTACTATGGCAGCAGACCCATATTTTGGTAATAGTATTATGCAAGAATTAGGAACAGGCACAGGAACAATTGAAAAAGTATTTTTAACTTATAGTGGTACAGGATATACTTCTTTACCTGGCGTAACTATAACATCATCAGGCGGTTCAACTGGAAGTGTAAATGCGTGGGGTGATGAAATTGGAAGAATTATTGCATTAAAAACAATTGAGTTAGGAAAAAAATATCAAGACGCTCCTAGTCCTCCAGTATTAGAATTTTATAACAGTTGTGTATTAACAGGTGTTAGTGGTGCATTTACAGTAGGGCAATCTTGTACAGTTTCAGGTGGACAAGGAACAATTGT